GCAAGAGGTAATGATAATCCTAATGAGAAAGCAGCAGCAGAGAAAAAGGCAGGTGGACCTAAATTGATTGGTGAATCCGATAAAAAAGGTAAGGGTAGTGGCACAAAAGATGCCTGTTACCATAAAGTCAAGTCAAGATACTCTGTATGGCCGTCTGCATATGCATCAGGTGCTTTAGTTAAGTGTCGTAAGAAAGGTGCTGCGAACTGGGGTAATAGTAGCAAGAAAGAAGAAGTAGAATTGACACTCTTCCAAAAACTTCAAGAAAAATGCTGGAAAGGATATAAGAAGAAAGGTATGAAGACAATGTTTGGTAAGAGATATCCAAACTGTGTAAAAGAAGAAGAAAAAACATTAGATGAGAAGTGTTGGGATACTCATAAGCAAGTTGGTATGAAAAAGAAAGGTGGTAAAATGGTTCCAAATTGTGTTCCCAAGAATGAAGAAGTTCAGAGAGATGAGTACGGTGATCCAATCGGTGGTCCTAAGATCTCAAAGAAACAACTCAAAAAAAATCTTATGAAGAATGAACCTGATGAAAAACATACTACAACAACAAGTGAAGAGGTAATTTCTGAAAGACAAAAGGATAGTGACAATCAAAGATTAAGTCAAGAACGTGGTCGTTCTAATTATGGTAAAGCATCTGTTAGAAACATGAGAGCAACAGGCACAGGTGGCAATGCTGCTGATCCTGCTGAAAGACTTGTAGCAATGGACACAAGACATAAAGCACATAAAGAAAAACGTGGTATTAAAACAAAAGTGAAAGAGGAAGTTGGTGTAAGCTCATCTTCTATGATGATGAAAGCAAGGAAAGAAGCAGAACTTCGTAAGAAAGAACATGATGCTGTATCCAAGAAGATGAAGAAAGAGGAAACAATTACTTTACAAGATGCAAATGGAAATGATTTTGTAGAAGTAATTGATATAATATCATCAAAAAAAATATATTGTGATTGGAGAAATGAATTGGATGAGGGTGCAGCATGGACAAAGAAATCTGGAAAGAATAAAGAAGGTGGTTTAAATGAAAAGGGGAGAAAGTCTTATGAGAGAGACAATCCTGGTTCTGACTTAAAAGCACCAAGTAAAAAAGTTGGTAATAAGAGAAGAGCATCATTCTGTGCTAGAATGAAAGGCATGAAGAAGAAACTCACAAGTGCAAAGACTGCCAGAGATCCTGATTCAAGAATTAATAAGTCACTTCGTAAGTGGAACTGTTGATAAATTATGTCTGATAATGTATATCTTGGTAATCCTAATTTAAAAAAAGCAAATACTCCTATTGAATTTTCTCAAGAGAATATTCTTGAGTTTATGAGGTGTAAAGAAGATCCTGTTTACTTTGCAAAAAAATATATAAAAATTGTATCTCTTGATGAGGGTTTAGTTCCTTTTAATCTTTATGATTTTCAAGAAAAATTAGTTCGTAATTTTCATGAGCATCGTTTTAATATTTGTAAGATGCCTCGTCAGACTGGTAAGTCAACAACTGTAGTATCTTATTTACTTCATTATGCAGTTTTTAATGATAATGTAAATATTGCAATTCTTGCCAACAAAGCATCCACAGCTAGAGATTTACTTGGTAGATTACAATTAGCATATGAGAATTTACCTAATTGGATGCAGCAAGGTATCATAGCATGGAATAAAGGTTCATTGGAATTGGAGAATGGGTCAAAAATATCAGCAAACTCTACATCATCATCTGCTGTTCGTGGTGGATCTTACAACGTTATATTCTTAGACGAGTTCGCATTCATACCGAATCATATTGCGGATGATTTCTTTGCGTCTGTATATCCTACGATTACATCTGGACAAAGTACAAAAGTTATTATAGTTTCTACCCCTCGTGGTATGAATCACTTCTATCGAATGTGGCATGATGCAGAAAAAGGTAAAAGTGATTATTTACCAACGGATGTTCATTGGAGTGAGGTGCCTGGTAGAGATGCTACTTGGAGAGAACAAACTATTGCTAATACATCAGAGCAACAATTCAAAATAGAATTTGAATGTGAATTTTTAGGATCTGTTAATACTTTAATTAGTCCAGCAAAATTAAAAAATCTTGTATATGATTCTCCAATTACGAAAAATGCTGGTCTGGATATCTATGAAAATCCAATTAAAGATCACAATTATATTGTTACTGTAGATGTAGCTCGTGGACTAGGAAATGATTATTCAGCATTTATAGTATTTGATGTTACACAGTTTCCATATAAGGTAGTTGCAAAGTATCGTAATAATGAAATTAAACCAATGCTATTTCCAAACGTGATACTTGATGTTGCAAAAGGATATAACAATGCTTATCTGTTAGTTGAAGTAAATGATATTGGAGATCAGGTTGCAAGTATTCTTCAATATGATCTTGAGTATGAAAATTTACTCATGGCATCTATGAGAGGAAGAGCTGGTCAAGTTGTTGGACAAGGATTTTCAGGAAAGAAAACTCAATTAGGTGTTAGAACTACTTCTGCTGTAAAAAAACTAGGATGTAGTAATCTTAAAACATTAATTGAAGATGATAAATTATTGACAAATGATTATGAAATCATATCAGAACTAACAACATTTGCACAAAAACACAATTCATTTGAAGCAGAAGAGGGATGTAATGACGACTTAGCAATGTGTCTGGTTATATTTGCATGGTTGGTAGCTCAAGATTATTTCAAGGAGATGACTGATAACGATATAAGAAAAAGAATATATGAGGAACAAAAAAATCAAATTGAACAAGATATGGCACCATTTGGATTTATTAATGATGGACTTGAAGAAGATAATTTTGTAGACAAAGATGGAGATAGATGGTATGCTGATGAATATGGAGATAGATCATACATGTGGGATTACCAATGAAATATCATTTATACGATAGTAATCAGACGCATCAAGGAACTTTTACGTCAGTTGAACAACTGAGGAATTTTTTATGTGATAGAAAATACAATACTAATTGTGACTTTGACTTATCTTGTACATTTGACTATATTAAATCAATTGAATGGTATTTTGATATAGAAGAATGAATTTTGATGATCAATTAGAATTAGAACATCTATTATTCACTGAGAGAAAATGTAGAACATGCGGAGAAGTTAAAGATTTGATGCAAGATTTTTATTTAATTCGTAAAAGAAAAAAATCTTTTCCATCATCTTATTCATATGAATGTAAGGTTTGTACAATAAAAAGAATAGTTAAATCACGTAAAAATAATAATGGAAGTAAAACATGGGAGTATCCTGATTGGTAGTTCATGCATTGTTTCCCCAACGTAAAACGGGTTTTTGATAAATAATTTTAGCAATCTGAGAGTCGGAGTTAAAGATGCCTTTAAATTTAGCATCTCCTGGAATATTAGTTAGAGAAGTTGATCTTACCATAGGAAATGTAGATCCTACCACTGGAAAGATAGGTGGTATCGTCGGTCCTTTTGAGAAAGGTCCTGTTGGTGATCCAACACTAATAGCTAGTGAGAAAGAATTAGTTGAAAAGTTTGGAAGACCATATGATACTGATAATCAGTATGAATCATGGATGGCAGCTTCATCATACTTAGCATATGGTGGTGTCTTAAATGTTGTTCGTGCCGACGATGCAGGTTTAAAAAATGCAAGATCAGGTGGTTCCGAACTAAAAATTAAAAGTTCAGATCATTATCAAGAACTTGGATATAATGACAATGTAATATCAGGAAGAACTGTAGTCGCAAGAAATCCTGGTTTACAATTCAATGGTTTGCGAGTTGCAATCATAGACGGTAAGGCAGATCAAATATTAGAAAGTGTAGATGTTTCATCTCCTGAAGGAAAAGCTGCAATCGTTGTCGGTGCAGGTATCACACAAGCAGTTCCATCTGGCACCGTTATTTCAAAAACAGGAGTTGGTGCAGGAACAACTCAACTTCTTGACGGATTCTTTAAAGGAATTGTTACTGAGGTTGAGTCTACTAAGATAAGTGTTAAGTTTTTATCTCATGTATCAAGTGCAAATACAGAGACTGCAAAAGATTTTAACAATGTTTATAAATTTGGTACAACAGGAATTATTGGAATCACCACAGCAAGTCAGACAGTAGCATACGCACATACTACAGTAGGTGCAGTTAAAGATTGGTATGATGAGCAAACATATGATGTTACAACAGCAACAGTTGGAGGAGCATCCACAGTATCAAGTGCAAAATGGAACGCAACAGCAGATGCACCAACTACATCAGAATTTGCAACTGCAAGAGGTGCAAGATTTGATGAGGTTCATGTTATAGTCATTGATGCAAAAGGAACAGTAACTGGAAATGCAGGTACAATTCTAGAAAAACATCTTAATCTATCAAAAGCAAAAGATGCAGAATTCTCCGCAGGATCTCCATCATACTGGAGAAAATACCTTTATACCAACTCAGAGTATATTTTTGGTGGAGATGGATCCGTAATTGGAACCACTGAAACTGGTTACTCAAGTGCGTTTGTTAAAGAATCTGAAGGTGGATGGGATAAAGATGCAGAGGGAATAATATTTAATAGTTCTGGAAAAACAAATATAATTCTTGAAAATGGTACAAGTTATGGTGGAATCAGCACGATTACTGTATCAGGTGCACTAGAACCTGGTTTAGATGATATAATAGGTGGATACTCACTATTTGAAAATGATTCAGAAGTTAACGTTGACTTCCTGATTCAAGGTTCAGGACATCGTGGACAGGATAAAACAAGAGCTCTTGGTGAAAAACTAATAGCAACAGCAGAACTTAGAAAAGATGCAGTCGCATTCTTATCACCATCAAGAGATAGATTACTATCTTATGATGCTTCTGCCAATACACCTGGTTCACCTTTAGAAGTAGAAACAATAACTCAAAATATTGTTGACTACTATGGTCCTATTAGTTCATCATCTTATGCAGTATTTGACAGTGGATACAAATACATGTATGATAGGTTTAATAATACCTTTAGATACATTCCATTAAATGGTGATATCGCAGGATTATGTGCTCGCAATGACATAAACAATTTCCCATGGTTCTCACCAGCGGGAACTGCAAGAGGATC